TGTCGATGTACTCTGGCGCATAGAAGTCAGCCATTGTTGCTTCGACGTTGGTGTGTACAAGCTCCATTGGAGTTACATCACCGTTGCGAGATTTAGTATTTGCAGTGCCTTTACCAATAACTTGGAATCGAGCAACAGAACCAGTCACGTTAGACGTGCGAACAGTGTTCCGTAGCTTGGAACCCATGCGCTGATACGCCATGTGAACTTCAGTTTCAAACTGCTTGATGAATGCTTGGTCGATTGTGTTAGCCATCTTAGCTATCCCTATAAAAGTTGCAGTAAACGGGTGTCCGTTCCTTCACTTAAGCAAGGGTGTCCTCTCGGGCCTCTCAGTGCATCACGGGCCGTGATGTTGCAGAATCAACACTATATGTATCCTCAATGCAACGCACAAAATGAACCGTCATGTTCTCGTTCTCGTCAGTAAGCAGAACTTCTGGGTAGAACCCAAGGTGAACAAGCCAGTTGTGAATGAATGTATTCTCTGACCATACGTTGCAGTAAAGCGTTGGATAGAAGTGGTGATAGAAATCAATCAGGCTTGGCGATGCCTTAACAAAAGAGCGCCAATGCTTTCTGATTTTTTTGGAAAACATGGTCCACATTATGCTGTGGTCTACGCCGCAGATAGCGATAACTTCGCCATCAACTTTCACAACGTGCGTCATTTCGCCATCAAGTAGATCGGGGAGAAGTCGCTCGGGCGTATCTTCGTAAAGCTCGTATATCTCACGCAAGTTTTCTTTGCTGAGGTTTTGCATAAGAGCCTCGATGTCCCCAAGCTCTGCTTGATAGAGCTTGAGGCCATGACTTTGGAGAAGCGGCTTAACCATAAAGCTTCTTAAAGCCTTCTTCTACCTGACGGACAAAGGCTGGATCGCGGTGAACGGGGTGGTGGTAACGATCATCCTTCATCATTTCACGCAGATCGGCTTCAGAAGAGCCTGCGCTTGGCGCTGAATTGCCAGAGAAGGAACCATCCTTCATTGCTTCCATCATATGCTCAAGAGCTACAATGCCTTCAGCGCTCTCACACATACGCTCAATCGCTGGCAATGCATCCTGCGGAAAGAACTTTGTGGCAAAGAGTGAGGCAGCATTGATACGATCAGCAGCATTATCGCCCAGCTTGCCACGCTCTGCATCAAGGTCTGGCCCCTGATCCATGCCAGAAGACATATACATCTCAATGCCCTTCTGGAACTCGTCTTGGCTATAGCCGTTCTCAAAGGCGTGATCGGCCCACCAATTCAAGAGCTCGCTGTCAACGGCAGTCTCGGGGTCTACCGTCTCTGGAAGCTGATAGTCTCCAGCAGATTCAGGACGTTCTGAATAAGCTTCTTGCTGAAGCTCCTCCATGATTGTCTTGCGAAGGTCTTCATCCTTGGCACCGATCTTGGATTCAAGCGCCTTGTATGCTTTGGCTAGGTCTTCTGGTGTTTTGTATTTTTCAGGCAACCATTCTGGGCGGTCTGTCTCAGCGGCTTGCGGTGCTTCGACCTGCACCTCTGCGGCTGGTGCTGCATCAGCTTCTACTTCTGGTGCTGCTTCTGCCTGCATCAATGATTCGGTCATGTCTTACTCCTGTGTCCATGTGAGATACGCTGCTCGATAAGGCCAACGATGTAACGCTGTCCCTCGATGTGGCGCAATTCTTCTGTTGTGACATTGGGGCCGTTGACCATCTCGATGGTGACGGAGCGCAGATACCGAAGAACCTCTTTACCTGTGGGGCTTTCAAATATCTGCGCTACGTTTTGACTGATCTGTGAATCAATCTCTGATTTACGTTGGTATCCGTCAATACCAATATTAACCTTGTTGCTCAACGGGCATCCCTTGCTGTTGCTGCGCCATTTGCTGCGCTATTGCAGCTATTTGTTTACGCTGTTCTTTATCTCGAATCAAGCGTTCTGGCACACCAAACTTTTTGGCAAGGTAAACTGCGGACTCTTCACCGTCGATAAGCAACTGAAGCATCTCTGGACCGAAGGCCCCACCAACCATCTCAAGGAAGCGAGCAACCGTTGTGATGTCTTGGTTTGCCTGAGCCTGAGCAAGCGGTGATGTTGCTCGGATTTTAACCTCACGACCGTTCACTGTCGGGAGCTCAATGCGCCCCTGCTTCTTCAGAATATAAACTACACGCTGCAACACAGGCTGAACAAGCTCTGCTTGCAAGCGACCAAAGGCTGAACCAATGCGCCTTGAAAGATCTGCCATGCGTTCTGCAACTTCGGTAGCAGATGCTGGTGTGCGATCAGGATTACCCAGCATGTCATTGTAAAGCGCACGTTTAATATTCAAGCGCATGTCAGACAAGACAAGGTTAGCAACATCAAATGATCCTGCAGATTGAATAGGTGTAAGACCGCTAGATCCAACAGCTTTTGGAATGACCGTCCCTGGAACAAGATTGATTGTATCAGGGTTAATTACGCCATCATCTTCCATCTGGTAAATGCCAGAGATAGCCATCTGTGCATTTTCTAAGATCAGTTCAATGGTAAGATTAGTTGTCTTAATTGCACTCAATGCATTGATAAGAGGGCCGCGACCATAGATTTCACCAGCACACTTTGACCAGCGGAAGCAAACAAAAGGATTGGAGCCAACGCCTTTGTATGTTTCTGTAGCAATAATATCTTTAGTATACATTTCAATTGCAAAGAACATATACGCTTCTTCATTCTTAGAAGAGTAATCTTTGCAAACAACTTCAAGAACTTTTGTTCTCTGATCTGGACGCTGCTTAATAGAGTCCATAACCTTGGGAGAGAACTTACCCTTTGGATACACGTTAGGTATATCTGAGTTACGCATACTGCGCTCACGATAAACGTGATCGATGCGATCATCAGGGCCAGCATCAAGAACTACATGCGGCAATGGGATTGCAGAGAAGTTTACCGGATTGATTGCATTGCCTTCAGATACATGAAGGATGCCAGTGCCTACCGCAAGATCGAGAAAGGATTCGTGAACTTCTTGACCAAAGTTGGAATTTTGAATGACTTCAAAAACGTAATCAGTGACTTCATCAAGTTGATTATTGACCTCATCGCGTTCCTCAGGAGGCACTTCAGAACCCGAAGTAAAATCTGCCCAACGAGCAAAGTTCGGCACAAGGCCAGACTGTAGACGCGAGGCAAACTCTTGCACTCCAACCACAGCAGTTTCATCAAAGATTTTATCGTCACGGCGTTGTCCGATTGCTTCAGCATAGAAAGACTCCCTCTGCGGTAGAGCGTACTCATAACACTCTTCAAATAAAGAAACAAAGTTTTCTCTAACAGATTTAGCTTTCTCATACTTTTTAAGGTAGTCTGCAGCTACACCTGTCGGTGAGTATACTCCATCAAGAGTGTCTGTTTGTACAATCATTTAATTAAACTTTCGTTTGGAAGAAACCAGCACCGCCACCAGAACTAGAAATTAATGACCGCGCACCAGTGCCACGTTTTGCTTTTCCAGCAGCCATCTCAAGTCGCTCTGCTTTACTTGCAGCACGTTTCCTTTGCTCTTCAGCCATTTGCGCCTCAAGATTAGGATCCTCTTGTGGTGCTGGCATAGAAGGCGGTTTTAATGGGCCTACACACATAATAAACTCCTATTGTTTATTATCCTTAAACATAAAAACAAAAACTGTTCAACTCACAATCTAGCCCATAGACTAGATTTTTTCCTATTAGGCTTGGCCTGTCTTGCAAATACATCATACTCAGCCTTTGCATTAAAAGCTCTTGCTTGCTTCTGACCAGATATTAATTGTCTGCCCTCACCAGCACCAAGCATTAGATACTGCAGCGCATCATGAATATGAGAGTACATATTTTTATCTGGTTTGTCATCATACCTTTCACCAGAGGTTTGAATACGCCTATATTGGTATCCACCTTGGAACCCCTTAATCAAGGTTTGGCAACGTCTGTCAATCATAAAAGCTGGTAAGCCATCAACCATTTTCATCAACGACTGGTTAACTGATTCAAGTCTTAAATCAACAGAGTTACTTGGAGCAGGGAAAGCACGAAGCCCAGCACCTCTTAGGATTTGAAATGGGGTAGACTCATCAGTCTGCGCTCTAAAGTCGCCAGCAGGATCGCCATAAATATGAACATCTAGGTTGCCAAAGCGAGTTGCTATTTCTCTACGCAACTCTTCCGCAAACCTAACAATGCCCATATCGATAGCGACAATCTCTGATTGTATGAGCCATCTACCTCTAACCTTCTGTCCAAATACTGCTGCAGGGGTGAGGCCAAAGTCAATACCAACATATAACGGTACACCAATAGCAATAGGAATTTCTTCCTTTGCCACATGAGTTTCGGTTACAAACATGCCGTATACAGGCTTGCCTTCTTGGATTGAGCCAAGCTTGTTCATTACATACACATCTATCCAGCTTTTAGTTTTACCACGAATTAGATTCGGATAATAGCTCTCAAGCATGTTCTTTCTGTTTTCAGCACCTTTGTTTGGCTTGTAATCTTTGATCTCCCCCTTCTCATCATACTCTTCAAGCATACCCTGAGGCTGTACATAGAACGACCAGTTGTCTGGTTTGACCAGCATCTTGGCTTGCTCTTGAGGAATGTGATCTGGGATCGGTACTTCGCCAGACATAATAGGCCACCAGTGATCTTCTTCCGGTGCGTTAGTATCTGCAATAACGCCAGACCAGCTAGGCCCACCATCACGCATAGAAGGGAAACGACCAACGCGCATAGTACACGCATCAATAATTGACTTGGGTATTTCCCTAGCCTCGTTAATCCAGATGCCAGTAAGTTCAAGAGACAAAAGTTTCTTGACATCTTCTGGTCTATCAAGTGCTAGGAAGATAACCTCTAGTTCGAGATCACCCTTCTTAAGATTATGCGTGTAAGGTACTGACCAAGTAAACTTGCCCCACTCATTCTCAGGAAACCAGTCAAGCCAAGTCTTGATTGTAGTTGTTCTTAGCTGCGGGTTAGTATTTCGGATGATTGCCCAGCGGCTGCGGCGCACTCCAGCCTTGTTTGGCTCTTGCTGTAAAGCCCTGCGGAATACTTCAACACAACAAGCAACAGACTTGCCAGAGCCTACAGGCCCACGGATGCCACGAAAGAAGGTATCATCCTTCATAAAGTCTTTTAGGACTTGACCGTCAGGCTTGTAATTAAAGCTGGTCAACTTTGTGTTCCTTACCAAACTTAATCATACGATCAACAGTCTCTGGCCCGATAGAAGCAATAACCTTATCAGCTTCATAGTCGGTGCAGAACTCTTCGGGATGGTAGGCGAGGTGTACTTTTTTAACTACACGCCGAAGAACATCCCTCTCTTCTGGCTTTAGAATGTGTAAGAAACTCATCTGTACCTTGCTGTTTTTTTAGCAACATCCTTTGGTTGCTTGGCAACTTGCTTCCCTTTTCGTATCGCTGCCCTCTTTGCTCTGGTGGTGCGCCGATACTCTGAATCACTCAAGGCGGCTACGGCAGCGGAAGGGAGATAACGCTCGCCAGTAGCCTTTGGCCCTTGAGTAGATGGCTTACCAGATTTAGTACGCCACTTCTGCTTTGTCCATGCCCTAAGAGATTTCTGTGAAGGTGCCAGTGCCATTAGTTAGTATAGCCTCCACCAGCTTTCTTATACAGTAGCGCGAGCCTTTGCGCTTTTCTTGCCGACCATTGACCCGCTGCGCCGCCCTTTGCTTCGCGCTTTACTTTGTTGAACAGGCTTTTCCTCAACTTGGGTTTGGTGTAATTCCCCGCCGCGTTCACCGCCATTTTGTATCTCCACTGGTATTAAACGCCTAGAGTCTGGCATGTAAGTCGCGCCAGACAAAACTCTGCCATCAGGCATATTAATCGTTGGCCCTTCGTAAGGAGTGCCGTCACGAAACTGATACTTCATTTCTTCAGAAGTGTCTTCTTACGCATAGGCTTCATTTCTTTTCCAGCAGCCTTCTTTGCTGCCATGATGCCCTTCTTTGTGTAAGGGTATTTCTTTCCTGCTACATTTGGCATTACGCTCTCGCTTTCTTTGCTTTGTTGCGTTTACTAATTAATGATCCCTTGCGTCTGGCATCAGCCTTACTGCTTGCTCCCCACGCCCTTAAGCTTAGAAGTAGTCTGGTTGGGCGACCCTTCGAGTCTTTCTCCGGCCCCCGCATATTCCCCATGCGTTGAAGGAACGATGCCCTTCGAGGATTGTCCCCTGACTTTACTGGAGCTTTGAGGGTGCCGCCTTTGTAAGATGCGCGTCCTGCAGCGTTGAGACCACCTTTGGGGTTCTTGCCTTCTTTGCGTTGCCATGCTGGTGTCTTAGCCATTACACTTGCGCCATCCCGCCGCTTGCATCACCAACGCTTCCATAATCACCACCACCAACAGAAGTGCCAGCACCCATACCATTGTCTCCATCACCAGTAAGAAGAGAACGAGGCTTGCGACTCATCCGGCGGCGGCGTTTGTTCTCCTCGATCTGCTCGGGAGTAAGTTCATACATACTCTTAATCGGCTCTTTCGAGGTATCTTTCGCAACAGGAGCAGCATAGCTTGGGCCAGATGAAATACACATGTTAGCTTCCTATGTCATTCTCACGAATGGTAACAGTCACTGTACCGCTAGTAAAGTCGCCAGTCTTAACACCAACACGATAGTTAACACCAATAGGATCAAAGCCAACAGTCTCAATAGGCGCGGTAAAAGTATCTACATCAGCCCAGCTAGAACCAGCATCAAAGCTGCGCTGCACAGTAACTGTGGCAACAAACGTGCCAGCAATACTTAAACTAAAGTTACCCTTAACACTGATCTTATCACTAAACGTATTCTGTGCAGTGATGTCCTTGGTTACTAAATCCATTTTACTTTTCCTTCTTAAAAAATTTTCAAGGTGGCGACAGGCGCAAGGACTAGAGGGAATAGATTGCAGCCATGTCGCCGTGTCTGGTCATCGAACCTTTTTGCCAATAATGTTTGTAACCCACCCCTTCGCAACCTCGCAACGCACTTTTTTAACCCCCCCACCGCTATATCAGGAAACGCTTCCCTGTAAAAGCCGCGCAATGTAGTGTTGATCTAGGATCAGCTACATTGCCACTGATAATTGCGAAGCTCTGCTTCGCGCAGTTTACACTGCTTAACTCAAGTCAATCTTCACAGATATCTCTCCTGCATGTAGATGCATGTGCTTGTCGGGAGCCTTGAAGCCAGCTCTGTCCAAGATATCCTTGCTCGCTTCTAGCTGCACGTACTCACTCTTGGCTCCCTTGGCAAGCCCGACGAGCTTCGCTGCAGCAGTGGTAGCGTTCAGCCCTAACACCTCTCCCACTCTTGTCATCATGTACGACTGCACATGTGGCAAGCGCAAAGCACGGCTGGCTGTGACTCTCCCGCTTTTCCCCTCCGAGTATCCTGCTTTGCGCGCAGCTTCAGTGATGCTACATCCTTCTGCTACAAGCGTATCCACCAAAGCCATCTGTTTCTCGGTCACTTTCAATACATCAGTCATGCTCAATCTCTCTTGCCCCCCCTTGTGTTCCCCCCCAAATATCACTCGTTCTGCACTGCCTTGTCAACTCACAAATCACACCCAAGTTCACGCTCCAACGAGACATTGAAAGCCTAGCCAAGCTGCCCTTGCCAAACCCACATTTACTAGCTGAGTCAGTTCTCCTAAGTCAGAGACAGGCCCTGCCGCGCCAACAATGCCTATCCGAGCCACAGTCGCTCACAGAAAGCAAGGCGAAGGCCGCACCCTGCTGACAGTGAGTTAGCTGGTTATCTTTCCTCTTGCCGTGGCTTGCCTTGCTTTCTGCTGCCTGACACCGCCCTGCAGGGCGGCGAGGCAGGCCTTTGGCTGATCGTCAGTGGCTTCGGGGCATTGTAAGGCGGGGCAGTTCCCGCCTCCAACTAAGGAGAACTACAATGACTAAGCAAGTAAAAGTAAATGGGTTTGCCAAGGACATCTCGTCTAAGCTTCCAATGGATAATAACACAACAAAATCAAGTGTAAGATACTTCTTGAACAAGTTCATAGATGACTGCGAATACAACATCAAACAAAAGCACAAACAACTTGCAGACATTCACGCTCAAGCTCAAGAGGTAATGTCAGGCAACATCGTAGACGAACACGAACACGCTGATTCAGGCAAAGTTCGGATCCGTTCAGGTAGCTCAACTGAGGTTGTCGGTGCAGCGCACTACGATGAAGACAGATTAATCAAGCTTCAGCGTGATGCAGAATGGAACGAGTTCCAGATCGGCATCGCGGAAGACATGAAACAGATGCTAACGGAAACATTGGATGCTGTAATCCCTGAGGAAGTAAAGCCCAAGGCAGCAGAAGGTGCCTTGTCCTACTTCCAGAAGCGAGCATAACTCCCACAAACGAGCCTCGCAGCTTCGGCTGCGGGGCTTTTCTTATGCTCATTGCCAGCCCCACACACACCCCACGCCTAAGGCGGGGGTTCGCACACAAAGTAAGTATTGCGCCGCCAAGTTTCTATCTATTGGCAAGCAAAAATTACTTGCAATTTAAATTTAATCACTGCATCATTGCAGTAAGGAGGACGAAATGATTAGCAATTTACTTCTAGGAATCGGATTCATGTTGCTAATACTAGCATCTGCACTCGATCCACAGACTGAATCAGCAATCTGGATTCATGTCTCACTACTATTCTTTGCATCATTTGTGATGCTGTCTGGCGTAGTATTGCGCCGCTAATCCATCATCAAAGGAGAACCAAAAAATGATTGGATATAAAATCGATGCCTTCAATGAGACAATCACCGAGGTAGAATACAATGGTGATTACACTCAGATCTATCCTCATCTCAATGGCGCAAGAGCATTTGATGTAGCTAGACTATATGCAAATCATGACGTTGCCTATGTAGATGACGAAGGATTATACCGAGAGAACCAAAGCTTCTGGGTGCATAGGAATTACATGCAGCCACTAGCAGGAGATGCATTGATCCTTGGCACTGATGAGGAAGGCGAAAGCATCTCACCCAAAACTACAATCGAACAGCTAAGAAATGACATCGTGTTTATCGGTGACAGATTCATGCTGCAAATGTTTTACAAACTAAATGGTGACGTTGAAGACATCACACCATTCTTTTTCAAGGAGACCGCGTAATGAAAATCTCATTCATCAATCAAGTAACAGAGGCATCACGCCTAGTTAATGCAATCTATGATCGCGCTCACGATGAGGGATCAGAGTTCAAGTCTACAATCCAGCAAGCTAAGTGGGCATTGGATAAGATCAGAGACACCTATGACGAGGTGCTTGAACGTGACGCAACTGAAGACTCTAGCTACAGACCACTCAAGGAGATCAAGTAATGTCTGAAGGTATCAATGTGTTTGAGTTTGATAGCGAAACAGCCAAGCCACAATTAGATATGGATTGGGTGCAAGCTATCTCAACAATCGAGTTAGTCGTTCAAGATTATATTTACCAACACCCAACAGCAGAGGAACATATCTCTGCAGCTTGGGCAACTGTACTGAAGGGAGTTTAACATGGCACTCATGCAACAGCGTCACTTTGAATTTATCGCTAGGAATATTGCGCCAACATATCCTTGGCCTACCTACATTCTCACATTGGCAGACGAACTAGCTGCAACCAATCCTAAATTTAATCGGGATAAATTTATCAAGGTTGCAACCAAAGCTTGGGAAGATGCACATCCAGTGGAGGATATCGATGACTCAATCCCATACTAAGACAGACATTTACGCCATTTACTTTCACCTTAAGTCCATGGCAGAAGACAGAGGATCAGCCGATGCCTACTACAATCGGCCTTGGAATCCTCACATGTTTGCAAATGGCAAGCGAGTAACAATAGAATCTCTCACACCTCAAGAGATTGTAGACTACACACGCGGCTACAATAATGAGGAAAGCAGAAAGGACTGGGGATAATGCAAGATCTATTTGATGTGCAAGTAAACACAATGCACCACAAGAACGCAGTAGACACAGAGGTAGCAGCCGCTGAGTCTATTGCGCCTCGCGTAACAGGGCTGCGGCTTGCTGTATTACAAGAGCTTTACAAAGCCTACAGGTTTGGCTTTACTGGTGAGCAAGTATCAAACAACACAGGCGAATGGCTTTACTCTGTCAAGCCAAGGATCACTGAGCTTGTACGCATTGGAATGGTAGAAGACTCAGGTGATCGTGTTAAGAACTCACGCAACAGAAACGAAGTCGTCTGGCGTATAACAGATAAAGGAAAGGAGTTTATCGATGCAAGGGATTAAGAGCATTAAGTATGTCAATGGCAAAAAGTATGAATACATTCGACACGCAACCTCTGCTGCTATTGAATCATACGATAGGCAAGAACGTGAACGCATGAAAGAACAATGCCGCAAAGCCAGCGAGTTAATACCAGCTAATGCATTTGCTGATGATGTTATTGATGATGACGTTGGCGTTTACTATTCCAAGCCAACTGATGTCATTGGTCTTAGCACTCTTGGCCTACACTCATCAGAAAATTAGCCTGTTGACAATCACTGCATCTGTGCAGATTATGTGACCATGCTTAGTTATATGGACACATTAAAAGAACAATCAGCATGTGCAAAGGTCGATCTAAAGAAAGCCTTTGTATATGCTGGCGTTCCTGACTCAACCTTTTACCGCGCAAAGATGGGTAAGAACTTGAGGCACAGCACAGCTTGCAAAGTGGAAAAGGCTATTGAAAAACTTTCAGCACTTCAAGAAAGAAACACCTGTTCCTGACACTTACGAGATGATAATCTATCAGCTTGTACAAGAACGCAACAATCAAAAGATTAGTCAAGAAGAACTGGCTCATCGTATTGGCTGTGCTAAATCTTTAATTCACAAATGGGAACAGTACAAGAGAGTGCCAAGCGGGTTTCTCTTTTCGTGCTGGCTGGATGCACTTGGCTGTCAGATCAAGATCACGAAGAAAAATATTAAGCGATAGGTCTGGCAGACCACAAACTTGCGAAGCATGTGCAGTTAGTACACCATACTTTGTAGCTGTGCTTGCATCTATTGAGCCAGTGATGCACTATATAATTTGTGTCGATTGCTATGAGAGGGAAACATGGCAAACAAAAATCGTAATAAAGGAAACTACCACGAGAAGTGGTTCGTTGACTGGCTCAAGAAGCTCGGCTTCCAAGCGAAACGCCAGCCCCTCTCGGGCAGCTTGGGAGGCGAGTATCGAGGCGACATCATCTGGGAGTTCGGGGGAGAACGACTGGTAGTTGAAGTCAAGTACCGTGATAAGTCAAGCTTTCCTAATCCCTTCACAATAATGGAGGGTCGTGACGCAGCCCTATATAAGCGGAGACACGGCACTCCAAAAACCCTAGTCATATTTGATGGTGATTTCTTTGAAGAAAGGATAGCACCACTCATCAAAAAATAAGGAGAACCACATGGCATTTGTTGCAATGGCAAAAGCTATACAAACAGACATTCCAGATCCACTAGCTAAGTGGCTGCTTGTCGTGCTTGCAGATCATGCTGATGAAGATAGACTACAGTGCTGGCCTAGCATAGACAGGCTAGTGCAGCGCACAGGTATGAGCAGGGCAACTGTAGCTAGAAAACTAAATGATCTTGAGCAATCAGGAATTATACACAGAGACAAAGGCAACTCACAAAGGTCTACGCTCTATACCCTTTTGTCTCTTAGAGAGATAGTCTCACACAGAGACGAGGTAGTCTCAGACAGAGACCCTAACCTATCAAAGAAACTATCAACTAAGAAAAGAGGGGCAGTGCCTGAGAATTGGAAACCATCTAATGAGTTGATTGAATCTATAAATGAATCACTGAAGGAGAACCTTGACCATGAGTATGAAACCCCTAGCTTCTGCGATTACCATCAGTCCAAGGGCAACGTCTTTGCCAGCATCGACAAAGCCTACCGGAACTGGTGTAGAAATTCAGTTAAGTATAGCCGAGCAAGAACAAGCAATAGCACTACTGGTATCGGCAGCCGATCCACTGGCGGTAGACAAAAGGCTGATTACTTCGCTGGAATTATTGACGGGCTTTAGAGTCGAGCCTATCCAGCGCACACGCTATCTCAAAGACGAGACTGTAGACATACAGCTACAAGGATACAAGATCCGCTGTGATGACAAGGACAAGTGCATCCAAGCTATCAAGAAGATCAAGCAGTCGCTCACCCCACTACCAGCAGAAGAGATCGCGCAACGCCTCACCGTGTTGGCTGCGCTGGTGGTGAAGCCAACAGGTGAGTCGTCTTCCGATCATAAGATCAGGATAAAAGCAATCACATCTCAGCTTGTCTCATTCCCTGCCGACATAGTTATCAGAGCAATTGATAATGTTGGGAAGGCAACAACCTTCTGGCCTGCCTATGCAGAGTTTCATAAGCACATCGAATACAAACTCAAGACTAGGTACAAACTACTGGAAGCATTTGAAAAACAA